GATGTAAATGGTGGGTATGCGTGTCGCCTTCACTAACAACATATGTTCCATGGCCCTTGTATATTTCACTGCTGGATGCATTGATCAGCTTCGTTTTCAACTGTTGGCGCTCAATGATTTCGCAAATGACCGCGGTAGTCATTCCATTCGTAATGAGCGTCTCCAAACAGTTTTCCTTGGCATATTGCGAACTCGATATTCCCGCCAAATGCACCACAAAATCAGGTTTTACAATTTCAAAGATGTGATTCAGCATAAACCCATGGTTGATATCCGTGTGGAATTGGGTGACGCCATTCTGTTTTTTATCGGACTGATTGATTCCATACAAGTTGTATTCGCCATATAGTTGCGCAGCCAATGCGGTGCCAATGAAGCCCGTGTTCCCCGTAATCAACACCTTCTTCTTTTTGCTGTAGATTTCGAAATTGGGGAAAGGGAAAATCAGCTGGCCGCCTGCCTCCAAATATTCGTCTTCGCGCTTGATAATTTCATCGCGGAAATGCCACGGTAAAACCAATAAATACTTGGGCGGATTTTTTCGCATTGTTTCCTCGCTAATGATTGGAATGCCGGTGTTTGTCATTTTTCCCACTTTGTTCAAGTTGCGTTCCACCGCAAATGGAACCAGTGATTCCGTAATGTTGGCAAACTGGAGCAGGCAATTGCCTTTGGTGGATGCGCCATAAATGTATGTTTTCTCTCCGTCGGAATTGATTGCATTAATCGCGGTTTTCAGCTTCTCTACTTGGGCATGACACGCCTTGATAAAATTCGAATAAGTCTCGGGATTTCCCAATTGCAAGGAACGTTCTTTTTCGAAAATCTGGGCAATGGTCTTTGTGCATTCAGAAAACTGGGTTGATTCCATCTTGGCAAAATAAACGCGGAAACTGCCGCCATTGCATTCATTGAACGAAACGTTGAAAATCTTGAACCCTGCTTCTGTGGCGATTTGATACACCTGTTTCAGTGCATAATACTCTAAATGCTCATGACATATGGTGTCAATACTGTTGCGTTCCAACATGGTGGGCATATAACTTTGCTCGCAGGTCCAGATACCGTTGTCTTCCAACAAAGAATGGATGTCTTTGGCAAACTGAACCGGGTCGGGCAAATCGTAGAACATCGAAATGGACGAAATTGCTTTGCACCGAATGTTGCCAAATTTTTCAACTACATTTTGTTGGGTAAAATAGGTGGGCAAAAGCTCGACCTCGCCATAATGGTGGGCGAATTGTTTTCCGGTGGGATCTACACCAATTCTGCGTAGATTGGACGAATACAATTGCAACATTGTGGAGTCGTTGCTTCCAATATCAATAATGGTGTCGCCTGGGCTTAAATTGGGAATGAACGAAACAATCTCTTCTTGATACTGTTTCAAATGGGCGCGCATCGTGTTGCTGATTCCGGACATGTATCCGTATTCGTGCTCGTACAATTCGCACTGGTTTGTAGTTTGTTTTAGCTGGAGGAGTTCGCAGGATGGACATAAACAAAGGGTTATGCGTGTCTTGGGTGTAGTCCAGTCCTTATATACGGGAAATCGCGATGTGATGTATTGCTCGCCCAAATCAATGACATCTTTTAAACTATTTTTTTTACAAAGTCTGCAACTAGAAATATTTTCTGCCATTTTGTAAATTATATGTTCAAAGCTTTATATTATAATTTTTCATTGGTTCAATATATAGAAATGGAAGCTCTTGTTGCCATCATTGTAATTACCACGGTTCTCTTCATTTTAGCAAAAATCGTAGAGATGAAATATGTCGATAAAGAGATGCGTCCTTTGAAAGAACTCATTCGCGATGCGACCATGGTTGCTGTATCTGTGGGGGTTTCTACGGTAACGGTATTTTCGATGAACAAATCGATGAATGGGTTCTTTAGTGCAATGACCGAACAAACGCATTTGCCCGCGGTTGCGCCGGTTTTTACGGACAATCCGGAATTTTAAAGGAAACCTACGGTTTCCTTTTGAACCTTCCCTTTAAAAGAAACCTACGGTTATTCAGCGAAGCTTACGTCTTAGACTCTTCCCTTTAAAAGAAACCTACGGTTTCTCTTTGACTCTTCCCTTTAAAAGAAACCTACGGTTTCTCTTTGACTCTTCCCTTTATTTAAAGGGAAATACGTGTATCTTTGAACCCTCCTTCATTTGAAATTATAATTGTATAATTTCAAACAAAAAATAAAGGGAGGGATCATAAGGGAACCGTAGGTTCCCTTAAAATTGAAATCTTTTTATATATTCCCATTAATGTCATAAATTCCAAGAATGAGTGATTCATGGTTCAGCAAGTTAGAGAAGGTCATCGTGTATATGACCAACAATGATGGAAAAAAACCTCCCAAGAAGGAGCAAGAGATTGGTTCGTGGCTCAGCGACCAGCTCAAATTTTACCGAGCAGGAAGCGGGACTGCAGGTATGTGGGTTAGTGATGAACGGTTAAAAGCATGGACCGAGTTTATGAACAAAAATGAGGATCAGCTTTTAACCAAGGATGAAATCTGGGATAAGAAATTACAAATGCTTGGTGATTTTATTGATTTGTATGGTCGCAAACCAAGTGAAACAGGATGTGCCGAAGAGGTTGCGTTATTGCGATGGAGTTATGACCAAGTCAAACGCGTCCAACCTGGAACTGACAGATATGAGAAATGGAATGCATTTATAAATAAGTATATGCATCTTTACCGAACATATGAAGAGTCTTGGAAAGATACGTTTGACAAAGTTGTTGAATTTGTTCGCGAAAAGAATAAGACGCCCAAACAGGATGGTAGCACCGAAGAAGAGTGTCGATTGTCGCGGTGGATAACTCGGCAAAATATGAGTTTGTCAAGAGGCGAATTGTCGGAAGAACACAAGAGTATTTGGGAGAGGTTTATTAACAAAGACCACCAGAAGTTTATAAACAAAGACAATAACAAAGTTGTTGAAAAATCAGTGGATATAAAATGCAAAGGAAAAGACCGCAATGGTGATTTGTGCCGTAATTATGGGACCCCGTTTTGCAACTATCACAATTATTTGACCGAATATACCGATCAGCAAATTGAACAATTAAAATTCTGCAAAGGGTGCAACAAATGGAAGGATTTGCCCGAAGGCAAAATTCAATGTTTGACATGTGGAGAAAGAGGTGCGGAAAACCGTGCAAAAGCCAAAACTGACGTGGTTTTGTGCAAATCCGACGGTTGCACTTTCAAGAAATCGGATGAAAATGATTATTGTGGCAAGCACCAACTTTGTTTGTTTGTGGATGAATGTTTGGCTGAAGGAATGAACCCGTGTGCAAAGTATTTGAAAGGGTGTCGTGCAAAACTTGGGTCAGATTATGCTTACAAAAGTTGTCCAGAATGTTTGGAGAAGGAGAGAGAACAGGATAAGTCAAAACGGGCTGCTGTTTCTGATGAAATTGTTGATGGAAAGAAACAGTGTTCTGATTGTTTTAAATTTAAACCAATAGAAGAATATTCTGATACAAAAAGGTGCAAGCCGTGTAGAGAGAAAGATATAAAACAATATAAAAAGAGAGACAAAGAACACATAAATGAAATTCAACGGATTGCATCGCAAAAACCGGAGAGAAAGGCTGTTAAAAATGAGTGGGTAAAAGCAAATCCCGAAAAAGTTGCATTGAAGCATTTGAATAAAAGAAATCGGCATTATCCAGGAAGTATTGATTTAACAAAAGAACAGTTTGAAACTATAATAAAACAGCCGTGTTATTATTGCGGAATTATGCAAGAAAAGGGTTTTAATGGTATTGACCGTATGGATAGCACCAAAGGATATGAAATTGATAATTGCGTAAGTTGTTGCACAGATTGTAATATGATGAAGGGTGCAGTTGATAATATAACATTTATTCAGCGTGTTGAACATATTCTAACACATAATAGTATGTTGAAAGATGGAAACAAATATCCAGATGCATTTGCAACTCATAAGGGAGCAACAATGTCTATGTATAAATACAATGCTGAACAGCGTGGTTATTCTTTTGAATTATCCGAAGAACAATATTATAAATTAATTCTTGAAGACTGTTATATTTGTGGAAAAAGAACAGATGAAACTCATACAAATGGAGTTGATAGATTTGATAATGAAAAAGGATATACATTTCATAATTCAAATGCATGTTGTGGTGAGTGCAATATTATGAAAAAACAAATGGATTATTCTGTATTTATGGATAAACTTAAAAGCATACACGAAAATTGTTTTAAAAAAGAAATGAAACCACCGAGCATTTGTGTTGTAAATATATTAAATCATAATAAAAATAAACTAAATTCAGATGAACGTAGGGCAATATCACAATTAAAGAAAGAGGCTATTCACCTATAAATCGTTGAATGATTGTAATAATATTTAATAAAAAACTTTTGATTTTGTTTTTTTATTAAATTTTTAAAGGGTTTTATTATTTTTAACATACCTGCCGCGATATGAACACGTTGTTCATGCGGACTTAGGAGCTGTATGCTACGCCGCACATGCCGGCCATCACCCTTAGTACGTTGTAAGAGTAAGCATATACTCTGACCTTCGCGGTAGCAGTTCCAGCAACGGTTCCAGATGACAGCACCAACTGGAGTGTGGCGTTATCGATTCTGGAGAAGTTGCACGACCCTGAAGGCTGATGCTCCTCAGGCCTCAAAGCGAAAGAATACACGTTGATGCCGGTATCAGGGGCACGAGTGTGGTGCTGGAAGGGCTGAACAACGTCGAAGTAAGAACCCTCTCTCTCGGAGATACGGTCTTGGCCGTTAAGCTGGAGCTTAGCGGTGACGACGGGGTTCTCACCCCAGCAGTGCAAGTGGAGGGCAGTCTCCGAAAGAACGAAGGTGCCGGCATCCGACAAGGCAGATCCAGAGGGGGTGGAACCATCGGGGTTGAAGACACCGGAAGTGGGGTGCCAGTCCTGGTTGGTGTTGAAACCGGCAGTGCCGGATCCACCAGAGACAGAGTCAATGGCACCGGCCATCTGGAAGACACCTCCAGAAATGAAGGCGTTGGCACCAGAGGTCTCAGTGGGGCCTCCGAAGACGTGGATCGAGGGAGGGAGAGCATCAATGGCATCGGTGTAGTTGAAGGGCTGGGCGCCGAGGACCTTGAACAAGGTACTGTTGCCCTCGAGGGAGGCGCAATAATCAACGTTGGCATCCGGCTGGACAACCCAGATGAGCTCCTTGCAAGGGTGGTTGAAGTTGATCTTGATCTTATTGGAGGAAGAACCAACCGACTCATCGCCGGTGTATTGGAGCTGCTCAATGAGGTACTCGTGGGGGTTCTGGGCCATCTTTCTGCGCTCGTCAGTGTCCAAGAAGATGAAATCAACGTAGATAGAGGCAGCAACAAGGGACTGCTGGTAGGCAGTGGTGACAGCAAGAGAAGAAGTGGAAGAGATGGAAGTCAAATCCTTGACCGCCCACAAGCACTCACCAATAGGTCTGAAATCGATGTTGATCTTGACCTCGTGGTACTGGAGAGCAACGAGGGGAAGAGCAAGACCGGGGTTTCTGCAAAACCAGAAGAGGAGGGGAATGTACAAGGTGGTCTCAGGGAGAGCCTTTCTGGGAGCACAAACCTGGCCGGGGCCTCCAGTGGAAGCGCAAGGGCCGTTGATGTCGGCGAAGGTGGGGTCGGTGATGTAGGTAAGCTGAGTGGTGTGACCAATCATCTTGTAGTAACCGGCCTGCTGCTCAGCAGACAAGGTGAGCTGATTCCAGATGTGCATCCAGTCACCATATTGGCGGTCAATTCTCTGGCCTCCAATCTCAACCTCAACCTGAGCAATGAGCTGCTCACCGGGGTAGTCTAGCCAACGGGCATAGACATCACCACCAGAAGTGTTCTTCATGGACTGGTTAATCTCGGGGAGAGTAACCTGGACATAGGTGCGGTAGGCAAGATCTCCGTTTCTGGAGATGGTGCAACTAACACGGCGACCGAAATCGGCCTGGCCGTTGAAAGTTTGCTCGATGGACTCCATCGCGAAGTTGGTGTGGCGTCTGTACGACACCTTCCAGAAAGTAATCTCGGGGTTTCCAGTAAGGAAAACATCTTGTGCGCCGTAGGCGACTAATTGCATTAAGGCTCCTCCCATCTTTTTTATATAATTTAAAAACATAATTTCTCCTAAATCTAAGCGTATAAACCCATTTTTAGCCGGGTTTCTCTACATTCAAAGGAAACCGACGGTTTCCTTTAGATCCTTCCCTTACAATAATATAGAAGGCGAATTTGTAAGATATGATGCACTTGTGTAGGCAGCCGGTTTTACAGTTTCACCCTTGGTGCGACATTTAGGGGTTATTTTTATGCATCCTTTTTATATGCCGGTCATTTGCAAAAAAGATACTTGTCGGAATCCAGCCGTTTATGGATTTTGTTTTGGAAAACCTCTTTTTTGTTCGATGCACAGAGAACCCGATTCGAAAAATGTAAGGACTCTGGAACCGGGGTTACCGACGGATGCAGTGGTTAAGGGATGCGCACAATGTTCTGGCAACAATGTGCTACGAAGGTACAAGGGATATTGCACGCATTGTTACGTCAAATTGTACCCTTTGGATCCGCTTTCTCTCCAAACCGTGTATAAATCGAAGGATACCATTGTCCAAAAATTCATCGATTCCAAGTTTGATGGGTTTGTCCATGGCAAAGGATGTAGCCAAATTCAAATCAATGGATTCACGCTTACCGTAAA